TCCCCGAGCGGGTAGCCGGAATGCGCAAGCCAGTGAACGGTATGCACTGACAAGGGATTCACCATCCTGGCGATACGGTGTGACACCTCGGAAGAGACGAGGATGCAACAGGTAAGAGCATCTCCGTATGTCAGGCTAGTCACCTAATCCATATGGGTTAATTGCTGCGAACAATTAACAGGTGCTCTTTCCGTTGTGGTGAATGCGCAGGCTGATGCGCGACCGATGTATTCACAGCGCTCATGGCAAGCAGTAACCAATCTGCGCCTCAAGACAGCGTCACTGGTAGTGCGGGCGCTCTAACCAGTAAGCCGGAGATCAGCACCGGCCACCACAACCCAATCACGCCTCAGGACCGTGATGCAGTACCAGTGTGATGCAGTCTTGGCGGTGGCAGTAGTTATCCCACTTACTGACCACCGCCCCTTTTACAGCAGGACGCCATTGCGATGACTTCATGCTGTAAACCCTGTGACACCCAGCCAAGGATGGCACCCCTCATTGCTTCCATTTCGCCCGGTTCGCCGGGCATTTTTTTAAGGTGATTAGAATGAGTAAAGACCTGTTCGACATGAAGCGCCTTCCGGTTGACCGGGTTGCTGCGAGGGTTGTTGGTAAGGGCGTGGATTGGACGCCAAATAAAGTTATTCAAACTGGTGACAGCGATCTGCCACTTCCTATTTTTCCAACCTACAACATCAAAAACCCTCAGCATCGCCGAGAGGTTGAATCAATGGTCGGAAGAAAGCGTGGATGGCTTACGGTTATCGGTCTGGCTGAACAGCAAGGCGGCGGGAAATCAGGCGCGCGTTACGTTGTCAGATGTGTTTGCGGAATTTACACATATCGGCGCGGCGCACCATTTAAGAAGAATAGCGATGAATTTGATGGATGCGAGCGTTGTCGAGAGCTGTTATTCCTTAAGCGAGAGGAAGTTAAACGCAGAACGGGAAAATGGGTTGACTGGAAAGAGTTAATGTAACACCGTGACATGTCACAATAAGCCCGCCGATGCGCGGGCTTTTTCATGCATATGGATCGTAGTCAGTGATGGCCTTGCCCTGCTGCTGTCCGGGTATATTTAACTTTTTGGCGACCGGGAAGGCAAACGTTAGCAGCAGCGCATCGCCCTTGCCCGGCGACCGGCCCAACCGCTCTTTGATATCTTCCTTCGGCTCCATGACGATCTTACCGTCCACCCTCACCTTGTACTCTGCCGCCGACAGGTCGTCTGCCGTCTCCTGGTCATCCAGTGAGCCACCGAGTTTAAGCCACGTCTTGCAGGCGTTGAACATCTCGCCACGCTTATTCAGCATCTGCGGATCCGTCGATGCGCCGCCGAACGGCACAAGTTGCCATGAGCGGCCCCAGCCGTCACCGATGGACTTCAGGCCGGTACCATAGCCGAAGTCGATAAACACCGCGTCGGCTTTGTATTCGTCCTCAAAGTCGGCGATACGCTTCGCCATAATCAGATCGTCGGTGGTCTTATTGCCGGTCCAGAGAACTTTGCTGTGCAGTCCCTGGCGAAGATAAATAACCGCGTCATCCACGCCGGAATACGCCGGGTCGACGCCGATAATCACCGGAGCATGCGCCACCTGCGCCGCGGTAACGACTCGCTTCATGGCCTCATCGGTCAGGCCGGTAGGGATAAACTGCAGCTCTGATGCATCCGGGAAGATCCCGCGCACGCGGACCTTCACAAAGTCGCTGTCCTCGCCGTAGTCGTCAACCCATTTCTGCAGTTGCTGCTTGTTGGTACCTTCGACGGTGCGGGAATCAATCTGCGCGCACTTCCAGCGGTGTTTGTACTTGCGGAAGCATTCCCGGAATCGCCCGGTGTTGCGCGTCGGGTTACCGAATGCCACCCAGATAATTTCCGTGTCTTCGTCCGTCAGCGCACCCTCGGCAACCTCCCACACCAGATCGGCAATATTGGAGGCCTCATCGAATACCACGATGATGCGCTTGCGCTCGTTGTGCAGCCCGGCGAACGCTTCGGTGTTGTGCTCAGACCATGGGATTGCGTCAGCGCGCCAGCGTTTGTCGTGACCCGGATCGTTGCTGTACATCGCCGTAGCGGTGCAGGTAAACCACTCTTTCGTGATAGCCAGGTTCGACCATTTTATGATTTCCGGCCAGGTCTTCGTGCGCAGCTGGTTGTCGGTGTTGGCGGTCACTACCACCTTGCAATCCTCGCATGTGGACATGCCCCAGTTAATCAGCATCGAGATGAAAGCAGATTTACCGATACCGTGACCGGATGCGCGGGCCAGCATCAGCGGCTGATGACGTGTTGCCGGGTTCTGCAGGTGATCGCGTATCTTGCGGAATGCATCAGCCTGCCATTTGCGCGGTCCGGTGGCGTGCGCCAGCTCTGTGCCATCCTCGCCCCACGGAAACGCATACAGCGCATAGCCTAGTGGGTCATGCGTGAACGAGGCGATATCCTCGACAAGTTGCTCTTCCGGAGACATGGCTGCGGCTGTCATTCTTCACCACCAGCCTGTTCTTTGACGCGGCGCCTGGCGGCGGCCATGCGGTCGGCAATCGTGACTGTGCCGGAAACTTCCAGGCGCTCTTTGAATGCGTTGACGTCGACGTGCTTACCAATCAGCTCGAGGTTCTTCACCTTGTCGGGCCATTTTATTTTCTTGAGGATGGTCTCTATAGAGGTCTCATCCATGTTCATGATGGTTGACGACAGGTCAAAGCCGCTGAGGGTTGTACGCCATATTTTCGGCCATTCACGGATCGGTTTAAGACTTCCGTCGTCGTTCAGGATATCCAGCACATCCATCTGGTCGATTTCCACCAGACGCAGCAGTACGTAATCAGCGCTGACACGCAGGCGTTTATTGCGTTCTTCCATCAGCTCGGCTATCCGTTTCTGAATGCGCTCGTCACGCATCATCACGCTGGATTTGACGGCTGCTGTCTTAGGCGAAAACCCGGCGTTAATCGCCGCCTGAGTCTGATTCTCAGGGCATTTCGTGTATTCCTGGGCGTAAGCTTCCTGCATTGCCGTCAGCGGCTTGTACTGCGTGGATTTGCGTTTGGGGTCCTTTGGCATGGTAACTGCTCCGCAAATAATTACCGTTTTGGTAATAGTATCATGCCATTCGCGATGTTACATGATCGGAATATCATCTTCTTTCTGCCAGCCCTCCCGGTTTATCAGGTATGTCACCACCCCTTTAACCTCGACATCATTCAGAGCGTCACCCTCGATCGCTTCTCCGTCACTGGTAATCAGCGCCCGCCCGCGCACAACGGCGAACTGAGTGCTGCCACAAAACGAGATGAGCACGTGAGAGCCCTGCTTTGGTCTGATGGATACGTTGATGACTGCATAGCCTGCACTGGTTTCGATAGCGCGGCAGTTGGCGTCAAACTGGCAGAGAATGGTTACGCTGAGACGCTGCTCGATGTAGTCGGTTGCTGGAGAGGGAAAACCCATGATGGACCTCACATAAAAATACTGTATATTTAAACAGTATAATCATGTGAGGATTTAGTCAAATCGTCGTGACATGTCACAGAGGTAATTTTGTTTCATGCCAGCCCAGAGTGGCCCAGCATTGAGAGTCGCCAGCGCACGGGCATGATGCCACTGGCAGTTTGTCGCCACACTTCCCGCAGCGGCGTTTACTGATGGTGTTAATCTTGCCGCGAACCCGGGCATCATCCTGGCGGATTAGCAGCGCGATATACTCGGCCATTTCATACGGCGCGCGACCAGGGCGCCGGGCGGCGCGCGACCAGGGCGCCGGGCGGCGCAGTTTCGCGCCAGCATCTCCATTTCCTGCTCGTCGAGAACCAGTTCAAGCTTGCGCTCACCGGCGGCGGACTGCCGCGCGCGCTGCGCGGCTTTGCGTTCTGCGGGGGATTTAGGCATCAAACCATCCCTCGTATTCTGACTCGATGACGCGATGAGATAAAATCTCCATGCGCCTGTCACGCCTGTCAGATGTCGGATCAGCATCAATTTCTGCGGCCTTCTCCGCCAGAAACGCTACTGCCTTGAGGTATTCCTCTTCCCTGAAATTTCCGTAGCAAATACCGTCAGAGCAGACACGCCATACCGTTCTGCGTGGCTCTTTGAAGTGGTCAACAAAAACTGGCCACCGCGTTAGAGTTTTTCCAGTATCGGTTTTCTGATTCGTTTGGCGGTA